GTGATGGTGGGCGTGGAGCCGGAGACTTCCACTGTGTCAGACTGCGCGGTCAGGTCTTCCAGTGTGCAGAGCAGCACCAGATTTGTCAGCGTCGCAGTGCTGTCTTTGCGGATCACTCTGACGCCAACCTGTACACCTTCCGCAGGCGCCGTGAAATCAACTAAGAAATCATCGCCTATTTCAGTATGCGTCCCAAAATTAGCATACGTACCGGATTTGACAGCGCCAGCGTACATCGTGTCGCCGGAAAAGCTGCCGGAAATCCGATGCATATTAAACCTGTACTGATGTCCTGTCACAAGCGTCATCAGCGGATCGGTAAAAGCTGAAATTGCCTGGGCGGTTCCGCCATAAGCAGGCGTCCCGTTCAGCCGGATCATAAAGGGGTTGCCGTTGCTTGACCGCGCCACAGTACCGTTCAAGGTCACAAGCATCCCGCGCCGCGTCATGGTCAGCGTGCTGGTAATGTCCCCGTCATACTCGCTGCCGTAGCCGTAGTCAATCAGCCCTTCCCCAGCCAGCGCCGCCGCAACGGTCGCCTTGCTGTCCGCCGCCGTCGCCAGCGCGTCAACTGCCGCAATGGCATCACCGGCTGCCTTCGCGTCCGCAGGATCGCCCGCGACAGAGAGTGTCGTATCCGTCGCGGCGATGGTGTAGGTGTCCGTCAGCCCAGGAAACTTGATGCTCCTCAGCGGTTTAGTCGCCATTGCTCACCGCCTCCTCCCCCTGTGTGATTGTCACGTTGCCCTCGCCGTCATCGGTGCAGACAATGGCGCCGTCAATGACAACTCTGCCCTTGCCTGCCGCCTGGCCGAGGATGTAGCTCACCGCGTCAAGGCTCATGCCCAGGCCCTCCATTCATGGCTCGCCGCGTCGTAGAAGTACAGCGTCGCCGTGTCCATCTCAAGCAGGATGCTCCCGTTCGCAACGCCATCGGTGGGCTTCGCATCCGTGCTCAGACATTCGCCCTGCGCGTAGTACGTGGAATCAGTCATAAGACGCTTGTCATTCCATGTCAGCACTTTTACCACTCCTTTCAGCTTATAGTAATATTTCCATCGCCGTCATCGGCGAAAGCCAGCTCCGCGCGCTGGATCTCGCCGCAAACGGTCACAGAAACCGCGTCAGTCCCCGTCCAGGTTCCGGCGCTATGATCCGCCGTAAACCTGTATAGGACAGATGAATACCAAACATATTGACCGGCTGAGTAGTCCACAGATTCGGAAAAGTCCGCTGCGATGGTTTCGAGAAGATCCGTATACTCCGGCGGGAGGCTGTCCCTTGCGTTTTCAATCGCATCAACCAGCGCGGAAACATCACTTATAATCGTTCCCGGATCGATGATCGTTTCCGTCTCGATCAGGCGAACGTTTCCGGTCCCTTCAAGCACTGTGGTAGTCGTGGTTCCGTCGGTCCATGAGACAGAAATCTTGATGGGACCTTGCTCCGCGTAGACGCCGGATGGAAGGTCGATATAGATCTGATTTTCTGAGACAACGCCGTTTTCAATCGGCACCGTACCACCACCGGAAAGAACCGCCCGCCCGAAAGCGGAGCCTCCCGGGGAGAAAGGCTCACCGTCCTTGTACAGGTAGACGCCGACCCGGTTTGCCAGTGCGTCCCCGAGGAACAGCGGATGGAGCGTCTGCGTTACCGGTCCTTTGTCAATATCAACGCTAAACATGTTTGGGAACTGCATTATTTCATCCCCCCTTTATCAGCTTGATTCTGACTTTCCCGGGCTGGATTGTGTCGAGGTTTGTCAGGCGGGAATAGCCCTCCCAGTCGGCTGCACCCGTCTCATCATCCACAAAGTGGATCTTCTGCAGCCCGTCGAACTCGGTCGCAATCACGGGCAGCCGTCGATCATCCTGCATGGTAATCAGGCAGGACCCGTCCGCCAGAGGCGCCCAGGCATAGTCCACTTCATACGTTTTCCCCCGGTCCGTCGTTATGGCTCTCATGGATCACCGCCTCCTTCCGCTTTTCTTCCTCGCGCAGCCCCTTTGACAGCGCCACGAGCTGCTGGTATACCTCGGTCATCGTTGCAGTATTGTGCGGGGACGCCGGAATCGTGACGCTTGCAAGGTTATTGATGATCTTTTCAATGAGTTGATACTGATCGTACATGCGCGCCTCCCTTATGTACGGCCGAGGTAATAGATCGTCTTCCCCGTGAAGGAGTTGTCCGTTTGAAATACCCGGAGCACTTGGTCATTCCCTGCCCCGTCCTCGAAGGAAACAAGGCGAAGGTTAATTCCGGTGACCACATAGGAAGATTGCCAAGAGGCGCTATTACTGCCGACCTCAAGGTAGTCCAGCGCATACACATCGTTGGCCATCAGGACGTCCGTTGTGATGCCGTCCGAAATCTGGATGTTGATGTTGGCAAGCTCGGCCGAAAGCTGACTCGCCGTAACGTAGCCGGACAGGTCAATCGTGTTCGCGCGGATCTGCACAAAGGACCCAGTCTGAGCGTTCACGGCCGCCACGATGCTGGCAGGATTGACTTGTGCATTCGCCCCGGAGCCGGTGACAACCAGGCTGATTCGGTCCGCCTGCACATTGAGCTTTGATTGCCACATGTTGACATTATCGTCCGCGTAGGTGATAACGCCCTGGGCATTCAGGGAGATACCAGCTTGCCGGAGGATCTCGTCAACGTTATCGAGGTCGATCTGATAGGCCCGGAGACTGATTTCGTATTTGTTCAGCGCTATTTCCGTCTCGAATTCAGAGATTTCATACTCAGCGTTTGTCTGGCCGCCGGAGCCTCCTCCGCCGCCGGTTGCGCGGTCGTTGGTTTCCTTCGCAATGTAGACAATGTTCGGAATATAGGTTCCGATTGTAGGCCGCGTTGCGGTCGGGTCCAGAAGATCGACCGTCAGCTTGATGATCTCCAGCGCAAGGACCACGCCCGTCGGGCGAATCTCCACAAGCGCCGTATCATGAAGCCGGAGCGGCTGATCCGCATATCCCAGCCGGTGCAGGTCTCTGACCATACAGTCGACAGTCACATCCGGGAAAGATACGCTTTTCAGTGCTTCCCATGTCTTTTGAAGCAGCAGCGCCGGATCATCAATGTCCCCGTTCTGGTAGAAGCCGAAGCGCGGCCGGCCGTTGCGCCCATAGGCTGCCGTAGCTGCAGGATCCTCGATGTATGTCTGATCCGCGGGCTTTGCCGGATGATCCGCTGTAGCCGTCCAGACTTCATCCGCGAAGGTCAGCGGCGCCTGTTCTTCCTGCCCCTCCACGTCCACAGACGCCCCAAAGCCGTAAAGCGCCGTTTTCACCCGGCTGTCATCCCAGGTCACGCCCATTTCATCCGCATTCTTGTCGAGGGAAAGGCGGATTCCGCGCCATATCCCCTGCGCAGGCATGATGTCCAGATAGCGCCCAGTGATGCCAGCGCTGCCGACCGTGACCCGCGGATTGATGTATACGTTCCAGTTTTCCTCGACCGTCCGCACGTCCGCCCAGACGTGGCCCATGCCGATATGCGCGCTTGACGTATTTTGCGTTGTATCCGTCCCGACTTGCCACAGGGTCCCGGTCAGCAGCTCCGCAAGCACCGCCCCGGCTGTCACCTCGTCGAAGTCCTCCTGATTGAAGAACTCGTCCGTAAGCTCCGCAATAGCGATGTGCTCCGCCGTGACTTCCTGATAGTGGTCAGGCTCATAGTCGCGCACCTTGCGAATCTCGAAAGCTTGAAAGGTCCCCGTGTCATCGGAAAAACCGATTCGCTGCCCGCGCTGAATCACCTTTGCCGCGTCATAGGGGAAAAGAACCTGCAGGCTCATTTCCTCCTGCGTCCATGATGCAGACTCCGCATCTTCCCGGGAATACAGCACATGATCGGAGGCGTCAAAAAAGATGAAATTCATTCTTGCCACGCCTCCCGCCAGTGGACTGTCCCGGTGCCGGTGATTGTCTGCGAGCCAATCACAGGCGGGATGAACTCCGCGCCGGACAGAGGCCAGTACTGCATGATGCTGACACCGCCCACCGCCGCCGTCTGATGATTCAGGTCAATAACCAGGTCGCCGGCCGGAACCGTCGAAAATGTCATTGTGTGCGTGCCGTCGGAATAGGATTGATTGCTCGCCGCTGCTGCCAGTGTGCGCGTGATCCACACCTTCGGCATCGCGTCGCCGAGGATCGTAAAGGAAGACCCACAAGAGCAGGACTTCGCGGGCGAGTAGAAGAAAGGATCGTAGGCCGTCCAGACGAGGCTCAGCTTATTTTCCCACCACTGCCGCGCGGAAGGTTCCGGGAGGCCCGTACAGACTGCATAAATGATCTTCCCATCCCTGTAGGGGAGTGCCAGCGCCTCCGGGCCTTCTGATCTCGCCCACCGCACAAGGTTTGAAAGCTGCACCTGCCGCGCTTCCCTGTCATCATTCAGCACAGCGAAGTTTACCCGGATTGTCCGCGTCCCGATCCTCATGCGCACATAATCGGCGCCGGGGAGGATCGGTCGCTGCCTGGCCGTTGCGTTGAGCTGCAGGGGAGAGACGTGTATATCTTCGATCTTGATATCAGGCGCGGCCGTGGTAATGTCCGCGCCCCGAAATGCAATCATTGCCGCCATCCGCTCCTTTCCAATGCCCTGTAGCTGTCCGCTTGCCGGGCCGAAATCACGCGGCCCACGGTCACGCCGTCAAGATACACATTCCCGCCGCCGCTCGGCGCGCTGTCCCAGACGGAAGCACCGATAGCGCCGTAGTCAATCGAGGCCGTCTGCGCGCCATACTTGAAGTCTCTCCAGACCTTGTTTTCCTCTGCGGTCAGAATGCCCTCGCCCTCATGCAGCCGGGCAAGGTAGTTGTCGAAAGGCACATAATCGAGGCCGTCCGCGTGGGATCCGTTCAAAATACTGCCGACAAAGGAGATTCCGCCGCCGAGCAGGCTGAAGCCCCCGAATGCTGTCAGACGTGCAATCTGTGCTGTGATCGCGTCCACCTGCTCCGTGACGGCGCCCTTTTTGTCCGCGAGGCCGTCAACGATGCCCTGCACCGTATCGCCAACAGCGGCCTTTGCTTCCTCGCCCAAAGACAGCCCAGCTATAGCCGTGTTTGCTGAGTCGACGAGGCTCTGGAAAGCTGCATCCGTCTCCAGCTTCTGCTCTGTCAGCGTGCCGGTGAACTTCTCTTTCTCCGCCTGCACCGCCTGCCACATTGTATTCAGCTCTGTAATATTCCCGCCGCCGGAGACAAGCGCCTGTAGGTAGTCAAAGGATTCCTGCGAACCATCGGAGAGAGAGGCCAGCAGGCTTTCATCCACGCCCAGCTCCCGCGCCTTGCGCAGGTTCTCTTGATAGGTCTGCATATACTCGAGCTGACTCTGCAGGCCATGCGTCATGTTTTCGATTGTCGGGATTGTCGCCTTCAGGCTCTGCTCCGTCCCCCGCAAGGTGGATGTATCTTGCCCCTTCGCCTTTAGGTCCTCGATTTGTGCGGTGACGTTCTTTAGCTCCTTGGCCGCCTTCTGCGCCGGCGTGGTAATTTCGCCGAAGCCCTTGACGGTCGAGTTCACGCTGGCAAGCGTTTCCTGCCGCACCTGCTCCGCGTAATTGGCAACATCCTGCATAGCCGTGGTCGCGTCGGTCAGCGCCTTCTGTACATCTTTCAGGGCTTCCTCGTCGCCGTTCGCGGCCTTCTCAAGCGTTGTCATCTCGCGGGTGGTTTCCTCAATCGCGTGATTCAGGTTTGCCTCCGCCTGCTCGACGGTGCCGTAGGTTTCCGCGAGCCTTTCCCCGTCCTTGTTGTACTTGTCTATTGCCTCGGCCTGCGCGGCTTCCTTTGTCTCAATCTCGCCGGATATGCTGATCCATCGCGCCAGATCGTCGTTTGCAGCCTGCATATCTCTGCGCCTCCAAGGGTTGGTTTCATTCTTGTATTCTGCTATGACGTCCGGTATGATTCCTTCATAGTATCGCTTCTGCGCCTTTAGATCTTCAATTTCAGCCTGTGAATCATCAATTGCCTGTTTTTTTTGCGCGTGAACGCTCCACACGGCCTTGACGGTGTTATAGTTCTCCCATTCTTTGATATAATCCCGGATTGCTTCTGTCCCGCCGTTGATAGCGCCGGTTTCCTGATCCACAACGGAAGAAATCCCCGGAATAGTTTGCACAAGCCACCTGCAGGTTTCCAGCCATCGCTTCTGCTGCAAGTCAATCTGATCCGTACTCCAGCCGAGAGCGGTCAATCCGGCCCGCGCTTCCTCGCTTTCGGTGCCCATAGCGAGGAACTCCAGCGCCATCTGCTGTAAGAATTGCGCGCCCGCCTCCGTGTCAGAAAGCCCCGGAAGCCCCGTCACAAAGTTGGCCAGAAGGCTGTTCCATGCTTCCGCGTTCTCCGGCTCGATCTGGTTTGCGGCCTCTGCCATGGACGTCAACCATGCAGACGTTTCTTCCGCGGATTTGCCTGTCAGTGCGGACAGCGCGCCGACATTCGAGCCCAAAGCGTCGAGGAAGGTCTGCCAAGCGCTCGCCTTGCTTGTGTCGGGAGCCGACCCGGAAAGCGCTGCTGCGAGATCGCGCACATTCTTCCCGCTGTTGGTCTTGAACACGTTTTCAAGGCCATCAACCTTCTCGAGCGTTGTCAGCAGATTGGTCCACGTCTGCGGGCTGCTTGCGTCAAGGAAATTCGCGCCTTCCGCAATGGCCTTCATGACCGCTCCGGAAGCGTCGCCGTTTGAAAGCGCCGTAATGGCCGCCGCGGCATTGTTGCCGAGAGCGGTCAACAGGTTTGCCCAATAGCCGCTGTAATCCGTCTCGAGGTCATCCGCGCTGGCCGCCACACCTTCGAGGAAAACCCGCGTTTTGCCTCCGTCCCCGGAAATGGCCGCGATTGCGTCCCCTGCATTATCCCCGATTGCCGTGAGAAGGACTTTCCACTTTTCAGGATCGCCGCCGAGCTGCGCGCTGAGTGCCAGCGCCAGTTCGTTGATGGTTCCGGCATAGTCCCCGTTTTTCGCCGTCTCCATAGCGTTATCAAGCCCGGTCAGGCTGCCGGAGAAGGACTCGACAAATGCAACGAGGTTCCCGCTCGATTCGCTCTTGATCTGATACCCGGCGATTTGTTCCAGCAGGCCGAGCAGGTTCTGGGCCTTTTCCGCCGTGGTCTCAATATCCCGGAGCTTTGCCGCCGCGTCAATGTCAATCCGCTCGAATTCATCCATGACCGTCGTTGTTCCCTTCGGAACAAGCAAACGCTCCATGAATCCGGCGAGGCCGGAAGTCAGCGGCTCCAATGTGGTCAGCAGAAACCCGCCGACGTTGGTCTTCAGGCTGTCCAAAGCTGTCTCCATCCGGCGGAGACTGTTCGCATAGCCGTCGGACGTCCGCGCAAAATCGCCCTGCGCGTCAGACGTCGCCTGCATGAGGTACTGATAGCGGAGCTGGATCTGCTCGGACTGAGACATTGCGTCAAAAGCCTTTGTGATGCCCTGGGTCAGCGCGAAAGCCTCCAGGTTCGCAACGGACATATTAATGCCCAGTTCCTTCAGCGGTTCCGTCTGCCCGGAGATGCCAGACCTGATCTTCTGGAAAGCTGTCTCAAAATCCAGATTGTAGAAGGAAGCCATATCCGCGGCCAGTCCGGACAGATCCTCCGACATGGTGACAATCTCCGGGCCGGCCAGCCCCGCGCTTTTCATCATCGCGCCGAGTGTGCTGGTAAACTTTTTGGCCTGCAGCTCAGTCAGGCCGAAGGAGGAAGCAGCAGACTTGGCCCAGGCGTCAATCTGATTCGCCGAGGATCCGAAAGTGTTGTCCACCACATTCTGCACCTCTTGCAGATCTGAAGCAGCGGAAATGGCGTCTTTCCCGAACGCAAGCAAGCTCTGCCCGACCTTCGCTCCGATTGCCGCAATACTGATCTTTGCGAACATGCCCGCGAACTGGTCACCGATTGAGCCGGTGGCCTTCCCGGCGCCCTGTTCCCATTCCCCGCAGGCTTTCTTGAGCGAATCCGTTACGCCGTCAATCGACCGCATTGCTTTTGTATCATCCGCGCCGATTTCAAAAATGACCTGCGCGTCACTCATGCGCACCACCTCCTTCTGCGAGTGTCAGCAGGCTGATCGCCACGCTTCGCAGCCCGTCGGCCATCTGCTGCGCGCGCTCCTTGTCCGTCATGTGAACCGAATAGCGGGCCTTTGCCTCCGCCAGCCAGCGCCTTTCTTCAGCGTTCCACTTTGTCGCCGGCGGCATAGGCCGGGTCCGGATCCCGAGGATTTCCGAATAGCGCGAGCCTTCCGGCATGCAGGCGAGAAGGGAAGAAAACTCGAACCAGCTCAGCCTGTCCCGCCACAGGTTGATCCCGTAGGACTGGAGAAACGCCGCCCGAATCAGATCGGCGTCCTGCTCAAAGTCCGTGATTTTGTCCTTCTTCGCATTCTGCTTAGTCTCCGGGAATAAGAGCCCCTTGACCGCCTCCATGACCGGCGCCGCATCCCTCGGCGGATGCTTCATCAGGCAATGCAATGCCCTGTACAGCTTCGCCTCCGGCAGAAGATCATCACGTGCCATTTCATCCAGCAGGCGCAGCACATTCCGGAAATCAAAGTCCATGCGGAAGAATTTCCCGTTGACCGTCACGCCCTCCGGGAGCCGTTCCTGCAGTTTCATCTTGCGCGCTTCTGGGCCTTGCTGATCCGCTGCGCAAGGTCCTTCTCTACGATAATGCTGCACATGTACAGCACACTTTCCGCGGACCCGTTGTACATGTCAAGCAGCTTGCCCGCCTGATCTTTCCCGAAAAGGACCGTTGCGAAGTACAGCGCCACGTCACGCGCCTGCTCTGGCGTATGCTCCGCGGGCAATGCCTGCATCATCTTGACGGCTTCAGAGATGCGCGTGACAAGGAGATTCGGGTCCGCGTCCACGCGCAGCTTCAGGAGTTCGTCTCCCTCTTTGACAGGTACAGTACAATGGATCCTCCCCAGGCTCCTATAGCGCGGCCCGATGTGAAGCAGGCTCTTCAACCGCTCAAACAAGAATACTCCCCCTTAGACGAAAAGGGGAGGAGGAAACCCCCTCCTCCCCCGGTTGGATCAGGCAGCCGTCACGGTCGGGATCCCGTTCACGCGCAGCTTGCAGCTAAACGGGACAATGTCCGTAGCGTTGCCGCCGAAGTCGACGATGTCCGTGATCGTGCAGTCCGCCACGATGGTCTCGACAAGGGTGGTCCCGTCGTAGATCTCCACCTTCAGCGAAGAAACGCGGTTCTGCCCCAGGCTGTAGCGCAGGCCGGCGATGTAGTCCTGGGCCGCGTCACCGATCACCCGGTGGCCGCTCACATCGTACTCCGGCGCAATGCCCGTCACCACGTTGCAGGCGCCGCCCTGGCCGCACATGTAGAAGGACTGCTGGTTCTGTTCGTTCACGCTCGGGCTGATGCTCTCAATGCCCGCGCAGAGGGGAGCATAGGTCCACGCCGAACTGGCGTATTCCGTGCCGATAAACATCTTGATAACCCACTCGGGGTTGAGATTCGGCATTGCCATTGTTTAATCACCTCTCCAGAAGAATTTGACCGACAGCGATGAAGCCATCAGCCAGTCGTTGTTGTTTTCCCGCCCGATCACCTGCGGGAAGGTCATGGTTGAAATGTCGATGATCTGCCATGAATCAGACGCAGGATAAACCTTTGCCCGGGTGAGAACCCCGTGTAGAAAGTTCATCGTGTCAGACAGCACCTGCAGATTGTGGTGCTTCCCGTTCAGCGTCACGTCCAGCGGAACCACCGTGTTCTTTGTCATGTGCATAGAGGACGGGCTGGACGGTCCGATCTCGCAGACAAGCCCCGCTCCCGTAGGCAGCGCGCCCCGCGTAACCGTTGCGAAAAGGCCGTCTTCTGCGTTCATCAGACCTATGACCGCCTCGAGCACCGAGTTAATCACGCTCATAGGTTCATCTCCATCAGGCGCTGGGCCTGCTTCTCCCACTTGTCAAGGTGGTTCATTTTCGCCACTTCGCACCATTTCCAGGTGGCCATGGGGTTAATGTCTGTGATAGCTGTCTTGATTACCCAATACTGCCGCTTCGCATAGGGCGTCTGCCAGATGATCTTGCCCTCCTTCGGGATGGAGTGAGTCAGCGCGGATGCCTCAAGCGCCCCGTCTCGCACCTTGCAGTATTGATTGCAATCGTTCATGATCTCTTCGGTCAAGATCCCCAGCCCTTTCTTAAAGGCGCCTTGAACCTTGGCCTTGATCTGCGTTTTCGGAACTACCACACGCATGACATCACCCCAGCCCGATTTCCCAGTGGTGGAAGCGGTCCGAATCATCATACAGCGCGTCCACCGAAAGGACTGTGTACTCAACGCCTCGCACGGTCACAAACACGTCTCCCCCGCGCAGGTGGGCGGAGTCGAAAGCCCCGCGCCAGTCAAACGCGGTCGAATGCCTGGCGTCCGCGAAGAGGATAGACGTTAGCTGGTGGTCCGTGTTATTCGTGCCCTTGACGATCCTGTCCGTCGGCTGCAGATGGACGTGCTCCACCGTGTAGCCCTCGAAGGTCTGATTCTGATACAGGTCTGTCCCGGTGCAGACCTTCACCTGCGCTGTACTCCGAAGGATTCGGCTCGGGATCGGTCGCAGCATGTCACCACCACCAATCCGGCCCGGTTGCCACTTGCGGAGCCATCAGGCCCGTCTGCTCGAGGTACATCAGCACAAGGGGAGACACATTTTCCGCCATAGCGCCGCGCCGCACAAGGTCGCTCCCGGACTTGCCGGAAATGCTCACCTTCCCGACCGTGAATCCCCGATCATTCCCGCCTGCGACAGAGTCAAGCCCGTTCACGGCGAAGTAGTCAACCTGCGCACAGATCGCCTTCTTAACCAGAGTCTGCTGTGTCGGGTGCAGGGAATAGATATCAGGCTCGACAGCCTGCCAGCGAGTCATTGCGCCTATCACATCAGCGGCGCGGGCATACAGCGAGGGGAACGAGGTTTCCGTAGCCTCGCTCCCCTTGTAGACATTGAAGTAATATTCATAGTCTACAATCATCGCTGTACCTCCCTTTTATCAGGTGCCAACGACCTCGGTGGTGTTGCCGCCGGCAACGACATAGCCGGTCTCAGCGTTGACCAGGGCGACAGTCACATACTTGCCCGCGGTCTGGCTGGTCAGGGTGACAGGCAGCGCGTCAACCTCGGTCCAGGTCTTGGAGGAATCCGGGACCGTGCCATAGGTCAGGGAGACGGCCGCGGAGGTGCCGGCGGTGTAGACCAGCTTCAGGCCCTCGTCAATGGTGCCGTTCTGGCGGATGCCGTGGCCGGTCACGTCAATCACGGTCGCGCCAGCCGCTGCGCCGGCGGTAGAGGTGACGGTCAGGGTGCCGGCGGAAGGACCACTGGACAGATGCGCGAAAACGCCCGCCTGCCGCTCATTCAGGATGAACGCGCCGTAATAATACCGCTCATAATACAGGTACTTGCCCTTGCTCTGGGCGGTCGGCGCGCTCATCAGAGCGGTCTCGTACTTGATCGGAGCCGCAACGGCCATCGGATCAACGATGACGAAATCGATCTGCGCAGCGCTGGAAGCCACAGCCCAGCCCTCGGTGAAGTTGTACGCGGTCTTCATCATCTCGGCCGGAACCTCGACGATCCGCACGCCATCCAGTCTGGCGACATTGCGGTCAACGGCCTGGATGCCATTGGTGACCTCGATAAACCGGGTGAGGCCGGTCGCCTGCTTGAACAGCTTATAGGTCGCGGGCGTCATATAGCACACGCAACGGTCGCGGTTCACGCGCTGGTTGGTCATGTAGGCCAGCGCATCATCCCAGACGGAAAGCGCGGTCGCGGAGGTCAGGGAGGCGGTAGAGGTGCCGCCGAAAGCAGAAGCGAACTCGGCCAGCTTGGAGGCCATGAAGGCGTCCATTTCCATTTATGTTCAATGCGGATCGCTAAGCCGCACCCGGGCATTGAAAAAGCATCCCATGCCTCATTGAGATGCTTTTTGCCCCGCTCTATGTCACCATAGAGATCAGACTATATCTTCACCCTCTTGCGAGGGGTCTCCCATTTCGGGCCGCTTGGCCCTACTCCCTTTCGGGATAGTCGTTGAACCTTCATGATATTTCCATGTGAACCCGTATGCGGTATGCTTCAAACCCTTGCACGCGCCGCGGATATTCTGCGCTGCCACTCTGATTGACCCGTTGATTCTGTCAGGATGGTTGGCTTTTATCCATTCCGCCGCAAGATGTGGCCTGTCAAATATCATACCGTTCTCAATGCACATGATAGGCTTGGCCGGAAATGTCACATTCCCATACGCCATTCCGTGCATTCTGTTTTCGCTTGATGATACCCATTCAAGGTTGCAGGAATCGTTATTCGCTCGGTTGCTATCAATGTGATTAACGAACCTGTACCCGTTCGGGTTCGGGCAGAATGCTTTCGCAACGATTCGGTGGACAAGTGCCGTTTTCACTTTGCCTTCTTTGCAGAGATCAACGGTTTTATATCCGTTCCGCTTCGTATTCTGCTTGAGTATTCTCCCTTCAATCAAACGGCTTTCAACGTGGAGTATGTTGGTCTTTATGTGCCTTGCGCAGCTTCTGACTTCCCCACGCTCGGATACTTCGTAAAGCCCCTCATACCCTTCTACGGGTTTCCATGTCATGGTACCATCCTCTTTCTGCCCATATTAGGATAATACCATTATATCATGCTTGGCTGCTGATTGTCAATGGGTGACGCTATCTCCCATTGAGTTTCCAGCAATTAAGGAGAGTGCAACCGTCGATTACTCAGGCGGCGGCCCAAACTCTAGGCACTTTCTGGAACTCGACGAAAGCCCGGGTGATATTGGCGATGGTCGCCACGCCGTCGGTCTCCTGCATGTCCATCGGGTCCACAAGAGTGTCCCATTCCCGGTCCATCTGCAGCTCGACCGGCTGCCAGGTGTTATTCCAGTTGCGGCTGAAAGTACCGGTGATCTGGTCCCGGCTCACATCCTTGGCGCCGGAGGTGGTCACGGTCGGGATATACATCGTCTTGCCCATGCCGGGCTTGTAGCGGTTGCTGTTGTCGCTGGCCCAGATGTCCGCGAAGTAGGACAGATAGGGATACGCAAGCGCAAGCGCCTGCGAATACTCAGCGGCATAGTTCACATTGGTCTGCGTGAATGCCATAGTTCATCATCCTTTCTTCGGGCCGAAGCCCCATGCGTTAGAGAAAGCCGCCACCGCGCCCTCTTCGCCCTTCGGCATGGATCCCTGCGTAGGCGCTCCGAAGGTCGGTTTCGGCTGCTGGTTCGCCGGAGGCGCGGTGAAGTACTCCTCATACTGACCGCGGATCTCCGCAAGCTGGTCCTTAACGGGTTTAGCCCCGTCTCCGCGCTGGATCATGCCGTAGACGGCCTCAAAGAATTTCGGCTTGACGCCTGCATACTCTTCGGATGTCCGCGCCTGCTGCATGGTTCTGTAGGCGTCAAACTCACCCTGCAGGGCTCTGTATTCCTCGCTCTGCTTCGGGTCCGGCTTGACGATCCCTTTTTCCCATTCAGCCCGCGCAGCCGTCAGGGCGGTCTCCTGCGCCTGTGCCGCCGCGCTCTTGGAAACATAGCCGTCATCCAGCGCGCGCCCGTACAGAGCCATGATCTGCTCCGTTCTCTGTTCCGGTGTTGCGCCTTCATCCGCCATGATCTTACTGATCGCGGCCCGTGTCATGATGTTCCCCATTTGACCCTCCTTTTTGCGGTGCGATAGAGTGATGCACCGATGCGAGTTTAACGCCCCGCCGGGCGTGAGTTGTATGATAAAAGCGCCTTGCGGCGCTCTTGTCATCATGCCTTGGGTGTCGTCTTGCGTTTAGGTGCCTTTTTAGGCGTTTCCGAGGGCTTCTCGGCTGCGGGCGTGTTGTTGTTCGCGCTGAGCGTGTCAGGCGGCAAAACAGCCCCACAATCGCAGCAAATCAACACACAATTCACGCTCTTGATCTGCTTGTGTTCGCAGGGCATATTATTCACCCTCTTTCATGCGTCCGTAGGTGGTCATCAGCACCCGCCCGTCGTTCGTCTTTTCAACCAGACGAAACTCGACCGCTTCCTCCAGCGTCTTTGCCAGGTTGCCGTCCTTGTCCAGCAGGTAGAACTCGGAATAATCCCCGCCTGCCGGCGTCGGTTCTCTCTGCACTTCAGGGTTAATCACGGGACTGCACCTCTCTCCATCGCGATCCGCTCAATGATTGCGCCGCGGGCCGGCATTGTCTTCATAAACCTTTTCGGCGCGCGCACATACATCATAACACTTTCGGCGAAATCTTCAAGGATAGAACTTTCGCCGTAGGTCGTTATACTCGCCTTCCCCGTTGCCGCCAGGTCAGCAGCCATTGCCTGCGTCCATTCGGAGCCTTCCGAGAAGAAAGAACCCAAACCGACCGCTGTATCGAGGGAATGGCCGAGCTCGTGGGTCATCGTATTGAGAAGAATCTTTCTCGCATAGGCCGAATTAAAGTCGCCGACCGATCTGAAGTATACTGTCTGCCCGTATCCGCCTATAGCCTGAGATCTCGGGAAATCGGGATAAATTGACCGCCAGTATTCATCCGCAGGATTGTCTGTATCAAGCACCCACATATCCTTCGCAACGGATCGCAGCCAACCGGGGATTTTATAATGCTGCTCAATGGCAACCTGGGGAGTGAGCTTCTGCCAGCGCTCGTCCATATCCTGCTTGAAGATGAAGCGCATTCCGTCGGGCATTGTATAAACGTCCGCGTCGCCTGAGTAGATAACCGTTCCGTCGGAAACTTCAAGCTCCAGCCTTTCGGATGAATACACCGCATCACGGAAAGTATACCTTTCCTCGGGCTGCTGCGCCTGGGCTTCCTCGACGGGCTTCATCTCCACATTGTCGGATTTCTCGGAATCCAGCTCCGGCTCCGGCACCTGGATTTCAAGCTGCTTTTCGATCGGCTGCGCCTGCTGGGTGAAGAACTCCCGCATTTGTGTTTGCGTATCACGCGGGAACTCGGTCACTTCGTAGGTATCTTCCGGCGGGAATGTGGCGTTGACCGGCGTATATTCTCGCTCCTTGCGCCTTGCGCGGCCGGTCCGGTCGCAGAACTCGTCAATCTGGTATGAGGCTTCATCAACGCGCGCCTGCTGCGCCTTTATCAGATCTTCCGGCGCGCCCTGGGCCTCGAGTACGGAGAGATTCCTTTTCTCCTCGCGCAGGTGCCTTTCCAGCGCCCGCTGCTGCTGGCTCTCCTTGTAGGCCTTGTCATTCTCCGCTTCGCTCTGCGGGCGCACCTTGATGGTACTGAAGCCAGGAATAAAGGTCATCGGATAATGCATACAGTTGACGCCAAACAGACCGGCGGCCTGTCCGTAGGTTGTCTCTGATTGCGCATACACCCGGACCTCGTTTCCGTCCAGATCTACAATTGTCCGCGTGTGATCCGCCCGGGAAATGACCTTCTGCTGCCATGGGAAGCAGAGCGGCCGGGCGCCGTTATGGCTGGACACCAGATAAGTGTCGCAGCCGTACTCTTCGGACCGTTCAAAGACTGCAGCGCGCGCTGTGTTGAACATCGTTGTCTTGATGTCCATGGCCACATAGGCTTCCGGGCTCCAGTGGCGCCCCGCATGGTCGATAAAGCCCGTGATCCCGTTTCCGACCATCCGCCTTACAGCCTGATGCACCGCGTCATTGTAGGCCGTGACGCCTGAAATGACGCCGCCCGTCTCAATGTTCAGATAGGACTGCGTCCAGTACATCTTCGAGGCGATGTCGCTGACCGTCGCCTTGTAGGCGGCCTGTGTGCTTTCCAGCATGACCGTGTTAACCAGATTCAGTTTGTCGGCGCTCTGTCTGTAGTAGGACTGGAAGGCCTGCATCTGGTTCGGCGCAAGGTCTTGAACCGCATTCGACAGCAGACCGCGCTCCGCTGCCTTCCGGAGCCTCGGCTCTTCATCGGACAGCCCTTCAAGGATCGCCGTCTCAAGAGCCTTCTGCAGCGCTGCATCCGCTCCGCCCAAATTCCGCGCAATGATGGAGGCCGTGTCTTTCGTCACCTGTCCCATCTGCGCAAGCATGCGAGCCTGGTAATTGAACTGGTCCAGCGGCTCCCCGCCCTGCTGCCTGAATGGGAAGTACGTCGCAAGGTTTATCAAGATCTGATCTGTGACGCTTGCGTAGACTTCCGCCATTGCCCAGGAGAGGTCTTGAAGCTTCGACGGATGCATCAGACACCACCACCGTAAAGCCGCGTCACGTCAATCGCCGGGCCAGTGCCTTCCTCCCTGATCCGCTTCAGCTCTTCCTCTGCCTGTTCCGGTGTCAGGCCCTGCCCGTACTTCTTGTCTGTCAGGAAGGTGAACTTTGACAGCAGTCCAGCGCCGACAAGCATGATGCCTTCGTTAATGTTCGTCTGCCGGTCCTGCGTCACGCCATCGTCAAAGGTGATCTGCACATGGTACCCGGGCGCTGCCAGGCTTTCGATGCTCTGGCCCTCGTACTCCATCCCGTACAGGATCGCCACATCGATGATGTTCCGGACCAGGTGCTCAATAGCCGGGGAAAGCTGGTTCTGAATCGTCTTGATGGTTTTGTACGTCTTGCTGTTCTCGCTGACCACTTCCGTCGCCGTCTTGATGCCGGATTTCTCATCAAAGGAGAATGTATTCGCGGAAAAGCCGAGCTGCAGGCAGAGGATGGACAAGAAAGCATTCAGGGCCGCGATGTGTTCCTCCACACGCAGCTCCACCGAGTTGTCCGTGATCTTCAAGTCGTTCGGATCGTCGGAAGCCAGGGCTTCATAGGTTTCGTCGGTCGGGTCAAAGTACCGGCGCGGCGTGCCCGTTGTTGGGTCAATCACCGTGCGAACCGCCCGCGCAGGAACGATGATTCTTTTCTTGCCAAGCCGGAACTCCCTCACAAAGGAATCATAACAGATGTCCAGTGCGTGAAGTGTCTCCAGCGCGTTTCCGTACATGCTCATGCCGAGCGGGGAGTTGTCGTCAAGGTTGTTCGCGATAGGCGTCCGCCAGTACGTGAACAGGGACTCGCCGACCGGAATCAGCGTTTCTTCCTCGAGGAACGGATACATCTCCGCGAGCGGAACCCGGATTCCGAGGATGTCCTGAGAATCCCCATTGGCGCCCTTCTGCATGTCCGCCCGGAACAATTCATTTTTGACCGTGTAGGTCATGCCGTCCCAGGTGTGCCACTCAAGGCGCGTATAGTACCAGCCGCCTTTCGCCACGCGGGAGATAAAGACGGCCTCGTGCACCTTTGCGTTGTCCCACGAGATCGGCACAAACTGATCCGCCATAGCATAGCCGATCCGGATCTGTTCCGTCCCTTCGACCTCGTTGCCCTCTTTGTCCCGCCTCGCGTCCCTCCAAACCTTCAGAGCGGAGCCGCCGAGCGCGCAGGCCTGCTCGATGCTCTCCTGCATTTTCTCGCGGAAAGCGTTATCACATAGGACGGTCTGTATGAAAGCGTTCAGCGGGTCCGGGTTTTCGTCCGTGCTTTCCCGGCCGTCAATGGAGACGTTGACCGCGCACTCCTCGCCCCAGACAAGCCCGGCGATTTCCGCGCATACGGCCTTTGCCGCGTTCAGCCGGTACAGGTTCCGCTGATGCTTCGGGTCTGAGACCGTAGGAGCCGGAACCAGATGCCACGGCTTATAGAATCCTCTATAAAGCCACTTCCACAGGTAAATCCCCACATCATAGAACTGGCTGAACGCCGGGACCCCTGCCAGCTCGAAAACTGTCTTATACTCGCGGGCAATGCCCGTGGTGCTGCTTACCCTGTCCATGAGCCTTCGCCCCCAATCTCGTAGTTTCCTGAGTACTTGCATATCACCGCCCCCAGCCCTCTATCAGTGTGGGGATTTCCCGCTCGAAGGAATATTCGAGGCTATCCAAGTTGTCTATGTTCGTCGTTCCGTCATCCAGCCGGACATCCTCTGTCGTGTGCTTGCTGTCCCATAGCGCGCTTTTCAGCGCTTCGATAGTGACCGTGCATTCCGGCGCGCAGAAGAAACGCCCCGCGCCCATCAGGATGCAAAGCGCCCTGATTCGGTCATTGATCGGCCTTTTCAATGCGTTGCCGATGTTGACGCCGATCCTCTCCCGCGCTGCAGCCACGCGGAGGCCGTTAATGAGCGTTTGCTCCGCTGAATCACACCAGACGTCCGTCACGTGCCAGCGCATTTGGCAGCGCTTGACGAAATCAACAAAGTCCCGCTCAAGCTTGCCCGGGTCAAGAGCGTCTGTCTCGTGGTAGTCATCCAGCACCACAAGCGCGCCGCGAGTCGTGAAGCCTGTACAGGTGAAGGCATGCGCGGAAGTGCCGCCGCCGAAGTCCACGCCGATCACCGCGTTTCTGATCGCATCGCCTGCCGGCAGGTCGTCCACAATAAACCGATCTGGATCGTCGGCGAAAGCCCGATAAATGACGCCCTCTGCCGCGACCCATTGTCCCAAGATGAAGCGGTTATAATAAACCGTCCCGGCGTACTCTCGCTTGAGGTTCTCCACAAACTCGGGTGGCAAGAACGGGTTGTCATCGATGGTCGATGTCTGGCAGTATATGTCCGCATCGCTGTCCAAAAACGCCTTAAACCAGTGCTGAGGCGCGTCAGGGTTGCACGTGCCGTCGAAGTGGCTGTGCTGGCATCTGAGACGGCTCTTCAGCATCTGGAACACGCCCTCGGCCCATGTGGTAATCTCGTCCCCGTAGGCGTATTCAATCGTCATGCCTTGGATTCGGGCAACGTGCTTCCTGTTGTCCGCGCCCATTACATACACTCGCCGCCCAAACATCCTCGCTGCGTTATCGCTGCTGATTGTACCGACAAGCTGTTCTCCCCAGATGTCGCGCATAGGTTCGAGGATGTTGCGGTTCGCAGTCCCTTGCGTGTTTCCAAGGATGACAGCCGCTCCCTCTCCGCGCAGCGCGAGCAGCCTCTGCGGGATCAGCACTGCGTAATCCAGCCATGTCTTGCCGCTTCCTGTGGCCCCGACTTGTACGTTCCAGCGGTGACTGCAATGGTTGAGATAGTGCTGCTGCTTGTTACTCAACGGCACTGTTTATCCCTCCAAGGATTTCACGCGCAGCCGCAAGAGTGTTGTCAACAGCCTCGTTCGCGTATGCCTTGCCATATGCTCGGTCTAAGATGATCTCTATCGCCCGCAACTGATCGGCAGTCCTCACGTCATGCGCCTCGATGATATCCCTCAGCTTTTGCGCAGCCAATGGCGCGAGGTCACGTATCATTTGCAGCGCGTCTTTTTGCTCCTGTGTCTTTTTTGGGCGGCCTCCGGGATTGCCTGATTTGCCCGGCTTGAAACCATTCCCATGATTTCCGCCCTTTCTCGTTGTTTTCCCGCTGTTCTCAACCAAAAGCCGCCCTCCTTTCGCTGTTATTCCACATCAATTACGTACGAAAAGTGCGCCAGCGCAATCCACGCATGACGCACCCAGGGAAGGATGGATGTGCCGGGAGAATGAAGCCCGGCTATCGGTCTATCTGACCACATACATCATATCACAGAAATTAACTGTCATCACTATCATTTTTCTGGATTTCCGCCTCCCCTTTGCGCAGGTGCCGGAAGACCGTTGCCTCACTCATGTGGTGATGGATCGCGATCATGGACGGACGTTCACCGTCAAGGTATCTGGCCCGCATGATTTCCCGCGTCCCTTCCGCCAGCCTGCTCAGCATTGGCGCAAGCTGTCCGCGCAGCTGTGTGAGTTCTTCGAGGGTCAGATCCCGCACCCGCTTGGCTTCCGCCAGCTCAATGGCCCCGACGCCCACCCTGTCAGACACCCCCGGCGCATGAGGCATATCCGAGAAACCCTGAGTGATATGAGTGGCCCTGGACAGCGCCGCGGCCACATTGCGGTTA